ATAGGTGGCCATAATGGCCAGTGTCAAGACATTTGTTGAAAACTTTTTATTGCGCCTTGCGCACGTTCAAGCGCAAGATTAGGATGTCATGCTTAAAGACTTGAAATCAAACGAGAAACAAGCGCGATTTTTCAGCCGTCAAGTTTGAGCTCGAGCTCGCCGATCGCCGGCGCTCTCGCCCCACAGATTTTTAGCCGCAAGCCCACTTAAACGCCGTCACGCGCCAAGCTTGGCCTTTTTCGCGCGCCTCCAAATACATAAGCTCGTAAAGAGCGCAACAAGCGCGCCAAAGTCTCAACAATCGCCATCACCAAACAAGCTAACCTCAACCCAATCGCCTTCACCCGGCCAGCAATCGCAACGATCGCAACGCGGGTGGAATTGCCAACGCGCCTATATAGCGCGCGCCCAACTAAGCGCCGAGCTCGAGCCGTGCAATGCGCCACGATTGCTAGTCATTCCTATGTGTGACGTGATTATAGATCACGTGTTCATGACACATAACATATTGATATAATTGATGATTGTTTGATGACATCACAATAGATGTGGACACGATGTGGACAACGGAAGCAAACACGCGTCGCGCAAATTTCAGCCGAAAAAGCTTTTGCCCCCCACTCCCCGCCCTCGACCGGAACCGTCGCCGGGGGCCCCACCCACCTTGCGCCTCCCGGCCCAAGTCACACACCCGTGCCGTAAGTTGAGCGGTGCTTGACATGAGACGGTGAGACTGAAACTGTCTCAAGTGACTCAAGTGTCTCACATCATGTTAGGTTGTGGGATGGCTTTCGCGAGCGGAGTTGGGGCGGCGGGTTGGGCGGTCGAAGTCGATCATGAGCCGGGTCGAGAGGGGGACGGTTCAGGTGACGGTTCGATCGATGTTTGAGTTTAGCCGGGCGCTTGAGATTATGCCCGAGGAGTTATTCGGGCCGGGGCCTGGCCGGGATTGTGACGGGCCGGCGCGGCGGGAGCGGCGGCGGGAGTTTTGGGCGAGGCAAGAGGAGATTGAGCATGGACAGACCAAATCCGTATCATCCGACGGGGAACGCGATTGCGGACGGGATTAAGGCTCGGACGGATGCGTTGGTTGATGAATTGATGCGGGGTGTGGCGTCTGGGGGTCCGTCGACGCATCGGATGGCGGGGCTGGCGATGGAGAAGTATAGGGAGGCTTCGCATTGGGTTGGCCAGGCGTTTTTGAGCGAGGATTTTCTGGCGGGGGATGCGGGGGGATTGATTGAGGGGGAGCATGAGGAGCGGGACGGGCAGTCGGACCCGTGATGGATTGGGGCTCGTATTCGGCCTATGAGCAAGAAGCTCACGCAAAATCAGCTGATAATATTGCGCCGGCGTTTGGATGGGCGGGCCAAAACGCCTTTTCTGCCGCGCGCCTTGGTTGCGGTGATGGGTGTGCTTCCGGGTCCGATCGGCAAGCGTGTGAGGCTGATGCTGTTGGGGTTTATGGTGCGCAGGCTGGCGCGCCAGGGTTATAGCCGGGAAGATTTCGACGCTCTTCTTGAAGTCGCCACGAAAGCTGACGAGGGGCAAGCCCAAGTCATCGAAACGGCGGAAGTGACGAAGAATTGGCGCATCCACTGAAGGACCGGGAGACGCGGCATTGAGCAAGAAGCTCACGCTTGAGCAACGCGTTGCTCGGCTGGAAAAGTCGCTCAAGCATTTTTCCGACGGGCTTTGGCGCGTTGCGGATGAAGTCGCCGTGCTCCGCAAGGGCAAGCACAATCCGGCGCGCGAGGTGTTGGAAAGCCGGGTTAACACGCTCGAAAACAAGTTCTTCGCTTTCCAATGCGGGGCGCAAGCGCAAATGGAGCGCGACCGGGAGGCGATCGCGGAGGCGGAAAGGGGAGCCGTCCGCGAGGGGCTCGGGGCGAGGAAGGCATGAGCATCGGCCGGCAATTCGGCTTGCATGAGTTGCCGGGCACCGAAGAGCCGGCCCCGCAAGCCAAGCCGCGCACGGTAACGGCTGGCTTCGAAAGCCAAATTCGCGGCTATATCGACGCGATTTGGCTGAAGATCGCCGAGCTCGAGGGCCGGATCGACGATTTCGAGGGCTGGCGGACCGCGATCGCGCTGGCGCTCAAAGACGCGACCGGGATTGATCCGAGGAATTCGGCGCGGCCGTTGCTGGTTTCGCCATCGGGTCCGAGCACCACGGGGGACCTGATGGCGAAGGGGGAGGCGATCGGCGGATCGCCAAATCTTGCCGATCAAAGCAAGCCTCCCCCCAAGCCTTTCTTGAACAACAAACCTCGAGGCGCAAAACCTTGGGAGGCCGAGGGCGTCTCGAAAGCCACATGGTATCGGCGGCATAAGGAGGCGACGGCGTGACCGACGAGCTCGACGCTCTGCTTGAACTCGCCGGCGGCCATGCCCGCGCCGTGCTTGTCGACATGAAAGACGAGCTCATTCCCACCTTTGTCATGATCGCCGACGGGGAAACCCTGTTCGCGCCTACGCCCTGGCGCGACGAAAAGGACAAGGCGAAGTACCTCGGCGCGGTGCGCGCCCTCATGAAAGAGCGCGGCGTCACCCGCTACAGCATGGTTTCGGAGGCCTGGACGGCGAAGCAGTCGGAAGGATGGAAGCCCGGCATGCCGCAAGGGCCGCTGCCCGGCGATCGCCCAGACTGCAAGGAAGTCGTCATCGCGATCGCCGCCGACAAGGCGACGTCGAAGAGCCGCACATGGGACATCGTCAGGGGCGAAAGCGGCGCCGTCGTCGATCTACGGCTCGACCCGGCCGATATGAAGGACATAGGCGGCCGGATGGCGGAATTGCTGCGGCATAAGGGGGCGACGGCGTGACCGCGAACCGAGAAGCGAGAGCGGCGGCGAAACTCGCCAAGCGCTGCTATCCGATCTTTGCCGGCCAGGAGGCGGAAATTCAGGGCGCGGCGCTCGTCGACCTGGTGGCGCGCCATCTCGCCGGCCATGTCGCGGTCGGCGACGAGGAGGCGACCGCCGCCATGCGCAAAATGCTGCTCGAGGCGTTCATCATCGCCGTCAAGCAATTGGTGCCGATCGTCGACGCGGCGGATATTCAACCCGAGCTCAGGCGCCGCATGCAATGAGTGACGATTGGGCGACGCGCACCGCCGATAAGTACATTCCCCGCTTGGGTTGCGACAGCGAGGCGGATATCGCCCGCATGCTGGTGCGCATGCGCGGCAATGTCAGCGACGCGGCCGACGAGCTCGGGATCGAAAGCGCCGAGCTCCGTCGCATGATCCAGAAATCCGAAACGCTCGCCGCCGTCATGGCCGAAGTGATGGAAAGAAACGTCGACAAGGCGGTCGGGATCATCCGCGACGGCATGGACGAGGAAAGCTACCTCGTCCGCTTCTATGCCGCCAAAGAGTTTTTGCGCACAGAAACCGGGCGCCGGCGCGGCTTTGGCCAACCGCATCAAACCCAGGTGGTGGAGGGAAGCGGCGGCGGCCGCGCCGTCATCGTGCTCAAATGGCTCGACGATAGTACGCCAGAGCCCAAGACAATCGAACAAATCGAAGGTCCGCTCAAGTAAAGAGGGAGTAGATCGTGGCAACGTGGTTATGACCGACGAAGAAAAACACGCCATCCTCGATCAGATCGACGCGCTCGTCCAGGACCTTCGCGAGGACGGTCCCGACGCCGCCGATGGCAAGGTTGTCTGGCCGCCCGACGGGAACATGAGCCACAAGGACGCCCTCGCGACTTTGTTCGACATCGCGGACTGCGACCTCAGCCTGACCCTCTATGACGACACCGGCAACGTGATGACCAACGAATTGGCGGTCACGTTCAGCGGCACGCAAGTCTACCCAAACTCACCTGGCATGTACGATCACAAGCCGCTCAAGACATTGATCGAGGAAGAATTGGCGATCTACATCGCCGAGGACGCTGAGGATTGGCCGATCTCGCGCTTGCTCAAGCGCTTGTTGCTCGCTTTCGAGGAGCCGGCATGAGGGCGCCGCTGAAAGCTACGTGTCGCCGTGCATGACGACGCGGACAACGCCCCAAGCGGTGAGAACGGAGGCGGGCGAGAATAGGATCGCCCACGCCCAAAAGTTCCCCGTGAGGCGCCACGCCAGGACCGAAAACCCGAGCCCGGCGAGGCCATTGAAGAGCGCGGAAACGCCCTTCGACAAGGTTCAAGCGAGCTCGGCGAGCCGGCGGCCGCGCCGCATGCCGACAAGCCCGATCAGGCCGAAGCCGGCAACCAGCATCGCCCACGTCGCCGGCTCGGGAACGCTCGAGGCGGTCACCGTGCCGTCGATCGCAATGTGGATCGGCGCCAGGCCTGAAATCCCCGACACTTCGGCGAAGTAAGCCCCGGCGTTGACAATGTCGGGCCCGAGCTCGGCGCTTTGGCCGCCGAGGAAGTTGCTCAGCGGCGTGCTGTCGATCACGGCCCCGATCGGTTGGAACGGCGACACCGGGGCGCTCGAGGTAAAGTGGTTGAGCGACAAGAGGCCCCCCGTGATCCGCTGCGATCCGGTCGCGCTATCCGAGACGGACAAGGTCACCGTCTCCTTGACCGGCAAGGTGAACTCGAAAAACTGCATGAACCCAATGCCCGAGCCGGGCGTGTCCTCGGCCGGAAGCGCCAGCGATTGGTTGAACACCGCGCCGATGTTCTCGACGGTGATTTGGGTCGCCGCGTAGGCGGGCGCGGCGAAGGCGGCGAGAGCGGCAAGGGTGGCGAGAGTCAGCTTGTGCATGGCAAAATCCCCAGGTGAGTAAGGCGCAATCTACGCACGACGCGATGACGAGGGCAAGACGTGAGAAAGGCCCCGCGAAGGGGCCCTTCAAGGTTGCGCCAGGCGCAACGTCGAGTCAAGCGCCAATCAACTATTGCGGCGCGGGGTGCGGCCCTTGCGCGACCGCGACTTTCCAAGCCTGCTCGTCGGGCTTCCAAACCGCGACCACGATTTGGTCGGCGATATCAGCCGGCGGCGGCGGGAGCTCCTCGCCGGCCGGCGGAACCCAAGGCTGCGCCGGGCCAAGATCGCCGAGCTCGGGAATGCCAAAGCCAGGATCGACCGGGCGCCCAGGCCGCACCGGGCCCGTGCTCGGATATTCGGGGTTCCAAGAGCCGGGCGGGCGGTTGCCGACATGCGGCGGGCGCCCTTCCCAACCATAGCCAGGGTCGACCGGCCGGCCAGGCCGCACCGGCCCTTGGCTCGGATAGTCTGGAGGGCTCCACGAGCCAGGCGGCCGATTGCCGACATGCGGCGGGCGGCCGGGCAAGCCCTGGTCGGGGTAGGGCGGATCAGTTTCGGGGCCGCCGGGCAAACCCTGGTCGGGATAGCCGCCGCCGCCGGGGCGGCCGGGCCAGGGCAAGCCCTGGCCGGGCCAGGGCAAGCCCTGATCGGGTCGGCCGCCGCCTAGCGGGATAATCACAGCATAAAACGGTTCTGGCATGGTGCGCTCCTGCGAAAGGCCTTTCGGGAAGGCGGAATGAGCCTCGCACGTGGCCACGACGCGAACAAGACATCGTCACAATTGATCTTTGAATTATTTGAGGCTCTAATCAGCCGGCCTTCAAGTGGCGCATGAAGGCCTGTTCGTCGATTGTTCCTGATTTGGTCGGGGGTCACCGCCGAAAGTGAGGGCGGAAGTCAATGCTCGAGCGCATCTTTTCCACTTTCAAAGAGGGCGGACCGGCCGGCGACAATTACGATCCGTCCGACCCCGACAGTTACGAGCCGTACATTCAGACCCTCATTCGCGACAGCCGCGACTATGAGGGCTCTGTCCTGGCGGCCAAGCGCAACGAGGCGCAGCTTTATTACTACGGCTATCTGCCGTCGTTATACCCCGACGGCACGCCCTACAGCGACATCCAAATCATCCAAGACCCGAACGCCACTTACGAGCAAATCCTCGGCCACGACAAGGAAACCCCCAACAAATCGAGCTACGTCTCGACCGACGTCCGCGACGCCATCATGCTCATGCTGCCGTCGCTCATCCGCCTGTTCGCCTCGAGCGAAAACGTCGTCTCGCTCATTCCCCGCACCCAAGCCGACGTCGACGCCGCGCAACAGCAAACCAATTATATCAATTACGTTTTTTGGCAGGACAACCCCGGCTTTTTGATCCTTTACGGGGCGTTCAAAGACGCCATGACCGTGCGCACCGGGTTCGTGAAATGGTGGACCGACGACGTCAAAGAAAAGAAGCGCAAGACCTTCATCAACCTCAACCCGCAACAGCTATCGCTCATCGCCCAAGCCGACCCGACCGCCAAGCTTGTCGAGCATGAGGACCCCGACCCGGCGACCGGCCTATTCCCGCGCGTCGTGCTCGAGTTTGAAGTCGACAAGCCGATCATCAAAGTCGCCGGCGTGCCGCCCGAGGAAATGCGCCTCGATCGCTTTGCGCGATCGTTCTCAACCTCGAGGATCGTCGGCCATGAGAGGATCGTGCCGATCGATGAAATGGTCGCCATGGGCTACGACCGCGAGCTCTGCCTCGACTATCTGCAGGGCCAGGCGACCAACGAATTCACCATGGAGGCCCAACTCCGCAACCCCGGCCGCTATTCCGGCACGCGCATGGGCGACGGCGTCCTCTATGGCGAGTGGTACATCAAGGTTGACGGCGACGGCGACGGGATCGCCGAGCTCCGCTACATCTGCACCATGGGCGACGACTATCATATCGTCCACGACGAGACGGCCAATCGGGTAAAATTCGCCGTCTTTGGCGTCGATCCGATCAGCCATACGATCGTCGGCGACTCGATCGCCGATTACACCAAAGACATTCAGAAGATCAAAACCAACATGACCCGCGCCGTGCTGGACAGCGCGGCCGAAAGCATCAACCCGAAAACTGTGGTCAACGAGCTCAACACCGACCTCGACGACGTCCTTAACGATGACGTCGGCGCCGTGATCCGCACGCGCGGCGACGTCAACAACGCCGTCGCCTTCAACAACGTGCCGTTTCTCGGCCAGCAAATGCTGCCGTTGTTCGAGCTCATGAACGACATTTTCCAGCGCCGCACCGGCTTGAGCGACGCCGCCAAAGGCCTCGATCCGAAGGCGCTGCAGAGCTCGACCTCGATCGGCGTCGAGGCGATCATCAACGGCGCGCAAGAGCGGACCGAGCTCGTCGCCCGGGTGCTCGCCGAAACCGGCTTTAAGGATTTGTTTACCGGCCTCTACAACGAGGTTTGCGAGGCCCCGAACCAGCGCCGAACGCTGCGCATCAATGGCAAGTGGACCGATATCGACACGTCGACTTTCGACGCGTCCATGGGCGTTGAAGTCAACTCGACGCTCGGCAAGGGGTCGGACACCGTTCGGCTCATGACCCTCAACCAGATCAAGCAAGATCAACAGATGATTATGCAGCAATTCGGGGTCACCAACCCGGTTTGCGGCATCACCGAATATTTGAACACGATTTCGGACATGCTCGATATCGCCAACATCAAAAACGTCGGCCGCTACTTCAAGACGCCAAGCCCGCAAGTCATGCAGGCGATCGCCAACCAGCCGAAAGAACCGGACGCGATGACGCTCGCCGCCCAGGCGCAATATCAAAAGGTTAAGTCCGACACCGCGACCGCCGTCGGCCAACTGCAACAGGCCCAAGCGAAGCAAGCGGCCGACGACGATTTCCGCCGCCAGCAATTGGCGGAAAAGACCGTCAACGACCGGGCGAAAATCCAACTCGAGGCGCAAAAGCTTCACGTCAGCCATGTCGAGAACATCGGCCGGATGGCGGCCGATATGTGGGGCTCGCAAATGGACGCCAGCGCTCAGCATCACCAAGCGCTGCAGGACGCCGCCGTCGGCCATCACCAGGCGATGCAAGACGCGGCCGTCGGCCATCATCAAGCCTTTGTCGACGCGGCGATAGGCCATCACCAGGCCAACGCCGACGTTGAAGCCGCGCAAATCCAGGCCGACGCGCAACCGTCCGATAGCGGTTCATGAGCGCGGCCGAGCTCGTCGAGCACGAAATCGAAGTCGCCTACCGGCCGCGCTCGTTTTTCAAGCCGCTGCACTCGAGCGACCGACGTTGGATTTTCGCGTGCTGCCACCGCCGCGCCGGCAAAACGGTGGCGATCGCCAACCATCTGATCCGCGCCGCGTCCCGCAACCCGCGCAAATGGCCGCCGCCGCGCTACGGCTACGTCGGCCCTTCTTTCGACCAGGCCAAAGACCTCGTTTGGGGCTACCTCAAGCAATATACCGAGGACATACCGGGCGTTGTCCATCTCGAGGGCGAGCTCAAAACCATCCTGCCCGGCGGCGCGTCGATCAAACTCTATGGCGGCGCCGGCGCTTACCAGCGCATGCGGGGAATGTATTTCGACGGGATCGCGCTCGACGAATTCCCGCTCCTCGAGCCGACCGTGTTCGGCACCGTCGTCAGGCCATGCCTGGCGGACTATCACGGGTGGGCGATCGTTTCGGGGACGTCGAACGGCGACGATCATTTCAACCAGCTACGGCTCAAGGCCGAGGACGATCCCGACCGTTGGGCCGTCTACATCATTCCGCTTTCGGCGACCGGCGAGGAGGCGCTCAAATACTCCGAACAGGAAGAGCTCACCAAGGATATGACGCCGGAGGAATTCGCCCGGGAAATGGAATGTTCTTTCGATGCGCCAATTGAAGGGGCGTATTACGCCGAAATCCTCAATAAACTGGCGTCAATGGGCCGGATTACCAAGGTATCGGCAGACCTTTCGCAACCCGTCATCACCGCATGGGACCTTGGAATTCACGACTATACGTGCATTTGGCTCTATCAAGTCGCCGGGCGCGAGGTTCATTTCATCGATTACATTCAAGACAACAACAAAGACTTGGGCCATTATACCGATCTATTGCGCTTGAAGGCCAAGGCCGGCGGCTACAAGTTCAAGGCCCATTGCCTGCCCCATGACGTCGAGGCGCGCGAGCTCCAAACCGGGCAAAGCCGGCGCGCCTTCCTCGAAAACGAGCTCGACGAGCCGATCATCACCGCGCCCATGGCCTCGCCCGAGGACGGGATCGCCGCCTCAAGGGGGCTCATGGGCGTGTCATGGTTCGACGCGCAAGCATGCAAGAAAGGCCTGGCGATGCTGCGCGGCTATCGCAAGGGCAAAATGGGCAAGCCCGTGCACGGGCCCGGCCCGCACAGCCACGGCGCCGACGCCTTCCGCACCTTCGCGACCGCCTTCCACCTGGTCGGCGGCTATCGCTCGCGCCGGCTCGGCCAGGGCGCGCTTAGGCGCAATATTCGGGGCTTGGTTTAGTGGGGCCAACTCTGGGCGAGATAGTGGGACCAAAACTCCTCGTTATCGAGGCCCTCATCAGGCGCAATGCCGTCCAACATCTCGGCCGGCGAGCGTTCTTCATGGAGCAAACGATCTAGCGCGGAAAGCCAACCATAGATACGGTGGTCGTCTTTTACGGGGTTTGCTTCGAAGTAATCTAGCAGTTGTTCAAGGGCGCCCTTCATGCCGATCTTTATATATTCAGGCTTTCCTTTTTCAATGAGCTCGGCTGCGTTTAACATCTGTTGGCCTCCTTTGAGCGCCTCTATGGAAGCGCCGATGGGGGGCTTAGTCAAGGTATTAGAATGGCGTTCAGGGTCGCTGGAGCGAAAGATGCATCCGCCGATACATAGTTGTCCACAAGTAAACTCGTTGCAACACCCTGTTATACGTCTAACATACATGCCGATGCATACATGTTAAACGTCTAACACATTGGCAGAAAGCCTTCCTATGACCCGCACGACCAAGCCGCGCGCCAAGCGCACGCTCGAGGAAATGCGCGCGCTCAGCGACGGGGCCAAGGCGATCCTGGCCGATCCGGCCTTTCTCCATGCCCGCGAAGAGCTTCAAGAACGGCTCGTGAACGCCCTCATTGCGGCCAAAACCACGGATGAAAGGACCGACCTAGTTGCCAGCTTAAAGTGTTTGATGCAGATTGCCGCCGAAATCGCTGTACTCATGAACGATTACCGGGTGTCTTCTGATCGTGCCCGAGGGCCTCGACCAAGCTAGTTCCGCTTTCCAGGCGGCCATTAACCCGCAGGCGCCACAGCCTCGGGACACCGGCGGCCGTTTTCAATCCACTTCCCGCCCCGAACCGATGTTCGAACCGCGCCCGGTTGAGGGCGACGAGAAAACCGGCGACGCGCGCGACGCCGGCGACGATCCGCGCTTACTCGAACGTGAGAGGAGAATTGCCGATGGTCGGGCTGACGAAAGGGATGAGCGGGGCGAACCTGGCCAAGCGGCCGCCGAAACTCAAGGGGAGGGTGGCGAACGATCTTTACAGCGGCGGGGCGAGGAGCGCGGTGATGCCGCCCCCGACGATGGACACGAAGCCGACGAAGGGAAAGAGCCCAAGCCAAAAGGGGAAGGCGAAGATGAGCCCGACCCCGACGAGGGGGAGAAGTGGGCGCTAACGCTTAACGGCCAGCCGGTCGAAAAGCTCGAGGTTACGGTCGACGGCGAGGAAAAGCCGGTCAGTCTCGACGAGTGCATCAAAGGCTATATCCGCACCGAAACTTTCCACAAGCGCATGTCGCAAGTCGACCAGGCGCGCCAGCAAATCGAGGCGGAAGCCGGCAACGTCGGCCAGGCGCGCGGCGTCTACCAGCAAAAGCTCCAATATCTCGACACGCTCATTGCGCAGATGACGCCGCAAGAGCCCGATTGGGACAAGGAATTCGCCACCGATCCGGCGGCCGCGCACCGCAAACAGAAAACCTATGGCGAGATTTACGCCAAGCGCCATTGGATCGATAGCGAACTGCAGCGCACGGCGCACGAGACGCAAGCCGAATACGACAAGCGCTCGAAAGACTTCGCCATCAACCAATTCACGGATTTCGTTAGGGAGGCAAACATCCCCGACGAAAAAGCGCTCACCGAAACCCTGACCCTCATGCGGTCTTACGGCCGCAAGGAAGGGTTTTCCGAGCGTGAGCTCGCCGAAACCTACGACAAGCGCATGCTGCGCGTGTTGCGGAAGGCGGCTCTTTACGACCAGGGGCAATCGAACAGGCCAAAGGCGATTATTCCTGGAAAAGGCAAGACGTTGACACCCGGAGTCGCTACGCCCGTAGGGAATGTGACACGCCGACATATCGACGAAGCCCAAAGCAGATTGGCAAAAACGGGACGCGTTGATGACGCTGCCCAAGTCATGGCTAGGCTAATTCGATGAGGTCGGAGAAATGGCAAAGGTTACGAACGCCTTTACTACTTACCAAGCGGTAGGCAATAGGGAAGATTTATCTAACGCCATCTATAACATTGATCCGTTCGACACGCCGGTTATGTCGGCTATTCGTCGGCGCAATGTGAAGAATAGGATTTTCGATTGGCAGACTGAGAACTTGCCGGTCGTCAACCCGAACAACGCGCAGCAAGAAGGTTTCCTCCTCCAAAACTCGCTCGCGCAGCCGACCATCCGGCAGAACAACGTCACTCAGATTTCCGAAAGAGATGCGACCGTTTCGGGCACTCAGGAGGAGAGCGACGCGGCCGGCAAAGGGAGCGAGATGGCCCACCAAATGGCGCTCGCGTCCAAGGTGCTCAAGTCGGACATGGAAACCATCTTGTGCGGCCGCCAGCCGCGCAACGACGGCAACGACACCGGCCCGACCGCCCGCACAACGGAAGCCTTCTCGCACTGGCTTGCGAGAGCAAAGGACAAGACCGGCGCGGCCAACGCGGCGATCGCGCCCGGCACCATCACGACCGGCGTTCCGGTCCTCGCCACCGACCCGTTTCCGGTTCCCGGGACGCCGGTTGAAATCACCGAGGCCATGCTCGGCGATGCGATGCAACAGGCCTACACCAACGGCGCGAGCCCGACTTTGTGGATCGTTCCGCCCGGCCCCAAGCGGACGATTTCGACGTTCGTCGGCCGGTCGACCACGCAAGTCTTAGTCGGCAAGACGGAAGTGGTTTCGACAATCGACGTCATCGCGACCGACTTCGGCCGGATCAAAGTCGCCCCGTCGCGGTGGGTTCCGGTCGACGTCGGCTTGCTGATCGACCCCGACTATGCGGCCGTCGCGTTCTTCCGCGCCTTCCGCCAGTATTTGATGGCGCGAACCGGCGACGGCGAAACCCGCATGATCGTCGTCGAGTGGGGACTCGAAATGCGCAACAGCCTGGCGCATGTCTTGTTCAACGGCATCATGAAGTAACAAAAAAAGGGCGGCCCCTCGAGGCCGCCCAACCCTTCGCTCTTCCCGCTCAAAGGAGAACCGAAGGGATCATAACATGCAGCGCGCCTTTGTCTATGCAGACGCCAACGGCGTGCGGCGGACCCTAATCGCCGACGACGAGCGGCCCGATCAATTCGTCGTCAAAACCACGCAAGATATCGAGCCGATCCTCGAGAGCGTCGCACGCGATCGCGAGCTCATGCGCAACACCGGCGACGCCAAGGTGCTCGGCCGCGTTCCGGTCGCCGTCGCCGAGCGCGCCGTGCATGAGGATTGGGACGAAAGCGATTGGCGGAAATGGTGGAACGGCGAGGGCCGCGCCTTCCGCATCTGGAAACCGGGGGCGAACGTATGAGCGCGACCCTGACCGACGAGGATTTCGCCCGCGCGGCGAAGGCGCTCAACGTCGAAGAGGCGGCCATTCGCGCCGTCGCCGAAGTCGAGGCCGCCGGCCAAGGCTTTATTTACGATGGCCGCCCGGCGATCCTCTACGAGGCCCACATTTTCCACGCCGAGACGAAGGGCAAGCACGCCGGCGGCAAGGATCGGCGCGGCGTCGCGTTGAGCTCGCCGAAATGGGATCGATCGCTCTATGGCGCGACCGGCGCGGCGCAACACGCCCGCTACGAGGACGCGCGCAAGCTCGACCCCGACGCGGCCAACAAGGCTTGCTCATGGGGCATGTTTCAAATCCTGGGCTTAAACCACAAGGCTTGCGGCTTCGACAATAGCCAAGACTTTGTCGACGCCATGTGGACCGGCGGCGCGGCGGCGCATTTGGACGCCTTCGTCGCCTTCGTCAAAGCCAACAATCTCGACGGCGCCTTGCGCCGTAAAGATTGGGCCGCCTTCGCGCGCGGCTATAACGGGCCCGCCTACGCCCAAAACGCCTACGACAAGAAAATGGCGGCCGCTTACGCGCGGTGGGCCAAGAAATGATGGCCGCCGCCGCCGATTTCGTCCAACCGCCGCCGGTCCCGAAGATCATGGACTATCCGGCGTCTATCGGCCTCATCATCGCGGTTGTCTTGGTGACCGTCCTGCTCGTCGTTGTGAACCGCTTCGACGCCAGCGGCGGCACGCTCACGATTTCGCTCCTCATCGTGCTCGCGTTTATCAGCCTGGTCACCTTTTGCGCCTTTTTTACAATCCCAAACGATGAAATCACGGCCGGCGCGATCGGCGGCCTGGTCGCCGCGTTCGGCGCCGTGGTCGCCTACTGGCTCAGCCGTGGCCCGGCCAACAGGAAAGGCCCGCCCGATGCACCTTAACCCCGTCGTCATCCTCCTCATTGTCGTGCTCGTCCTGGCGTTCGGCGGCGGCTTTGTCGGCCCTTGGGGCTACGGCTACGGCTACGGCAATTATGGCGTCGGCGGCATCGGCACGATCCTCATCATCCTCCTCATCCTCGCACTGTTGGGCTACCTATGAGCGGTTGGTCCGATTGGATTTTCGGCAATCTGCCGCTGCAGCCGGTGCTCGGCGACCAGATCGATCCTGCTTATCAGCAGATGCCTAGCTCCAAGAATGTCGATGATCGACGCGCGGCGGCAGGGCCAGCACAATGGGCGTCGAGGCCGCACGATCAAGATTTTCAGTCGTACAACATGAGCGGCTACTACATGCCCTTCAACCTCGATGCCATCGATTGGCAGAGAAAGACTGGCTTTTTTAATCAAAAATTGCCGACAACGCCTATGTCGGACCCCAATTACATTCCCACTGATCCGAGCATTGTGGCGCGCATCAAGGCGGCGCAGGACGCTCGGGATGTGACAAGTGATGGAGCGCAACCCCCCATAGGGGCGCAGCAAATCCTGAACGCCCTTCAATATTGGGGAGGCGGGCAATGACCGACTTTTCCGACCTCAAGACGACGATCGCCGAATGGGCCAATCGCCAGGATTGGGCGGACGCGCTCGTCACGTCTTTTGTTCGCCTGGCCGAACAGAAGTTCAATGCCGAGCTCCGCGTCGACCGCATGATCTGCTTTGCGGACAACATCGTCACGCAACGGTGCTCGACGGTGCCCGACAATTGGCTGGCGATGGACCTCGTCAAAGTCGCCAACACCAATGGCGCCGACGGCTTCCTGCCGATCCACTATTTGGCGCGCGACGAGTTTTTCAACCTCCCCGACAAGTGGGCGCGGCGCTACTACACGATCGAAGGCCGCACGATCTATTTCGGCGGCTATCCCGACGAAACCGAAGGCATTGAATACCGGATCGCTTATTTCGGCGAGGTTCCGGTCCTTTCCGACACTCAGCAAAGCTGGCTCTACACCAAATACCCGGGCCTCTATCTGCACGCCGCGCTCATGCACGCGAATTTGCACGCCGTCGGCGAAGAGCAATCGGCCGGCAACATGAAACAGTTGACCGAGGACGAAATCCAAAAGCTCAACGCGCTTTATCTGCGCTCGAAAGCCAGCGGATCGCGCGTCAATCGCTCTCGCGTGCGGTCATTCGGTTAGGTGGCAAAGTGACCGACAGTTGGACCGACAGCAACGGCGGCAACATTCCGAGCGATTGGACGCCGGGCGGGCCTTTGACGCCGGCCGACGAGTGGGCCGGTTCATGCGGGTGCGCGCCGGCTGACGGGCCCTCGATCGCCGACAGCGTCGTCATCACCGGCTCGCCCGGCACAGTCACGTCGGTTCAAAACGGCAAATCATTGTGGTCGCTCGTGCTCAACGACGGCACGCCGGCGGCCGACTTCCGCATCGATCGGTTCGACGACACGGGGGCGCTCGCCGACAGCCCAATGACCATTGTACGGGCGACCGGCGTCGTTAGCTTCAACGATCCCGTCATGCTCGCCGAGGACCCGGTCGAGCCGCTCGAGGCGGCGACCAAGCAATATGTCGACGAGAACGCCGCCGGCATCCCCGACGCCCCTGACAATCAGACTTACGGCCGCACCGACGGGGCGTGGAACCTGGTCGTCCCGGCGAGCGGCGGCACTTTCACCGGGCAGACAAATCTGGCGGCGGGCGGCGCGGTGACAGGCGGCGCGCTCCTGTTCGCGGGGAACGCTGTTTGCTCATTGCCCACGGTTGCCCAGTTGCAGATCGGCGGCGGCTCCCTCGGCCAGGTTCCCGCCACCGATGGCGCCGGCAATTTGTCCTGGGTGACGCCGGTCACTGGCGGGCCTTACTTGCCCATTGCAGGTGGCACCGTCACGGGAAGCTTGACGGTCAACCAGGTTTTGACCGTCCAGGGCAGCAATAGCTTAGTGCTCAACGCGCCTGTGACCGGCGGCAATCAGCGCTCCATTATGGGCATGGCTTCCAATGTCGTGCGCTGGATTTTGACGCTCGGCGATCAGACGGCCGAAGGGGTCGGCAACGCGGGCTCGAATTTCGGCCTGGCGGCTTACAGCACGACCGGGGCCTTTCTCGGCAATTGGTTGACCATCGCGCGGGCGGACGGCTCCACGACCTTCAATGGGAGCGGCGTCACCATCGCGGGCGGGCTCGCGGTCAACGGGCTCCTCGCCCTCGCCAGCCTGAACAATCTTGCGATCTACGGCGGCGCGGCGGGGCAAGTGCTTTCGACCAACGGCTCGGGCATCCTGTCATGGATCAACCCCGGCCTCGCCGACGCGCCGAGCGACGGGCAATATTACGCCCGACACAATGCGGCTTGGGCAGTTGCGCCTGGCGGCATGACGGACGCGCCCAACGACGGCACGGCTTACGCGCGCAAGAGCCTCGCCTGGGCGCATCTCACTCACACCGACATCACCGACTGGACGGCGACGCTCGCGCCTTATGCGCTGACGACGGCGGTCCCGGTCGCCTCCTCGACCTTGCCCCTGGCGAGCGGCGTTGCGGCGGTGGGGACAAGCGCGGCTTACGCTCGCGCCGATCACGTCCACCCGGTCGATGCGAACCCGCACGACAACCGCATCATCAACGGCAACTTCGCCATCAACCAGCGCGTCTATGCTTCTGGGACGGCGCTTCCGGCAGCTCCGGTGACGGCGGCCTATGGCCACGACCGCTGGAAGGCCGGGGCATCGGGCTGCACCTACACTTTCACGGCTGCGGTTCCCGACACGACCGTGACGATCACCGTTGGCACGCTGACCCAGATCATCGAGGCGGGGATGATCGAGGGCGGCGTCTACACCTTGTCGTGGACGGGAACGGCTCAGGCGCGCGTTTATCAGGGAACGCCAACGGGCAGCTACGCGGCGAGCCCGGTCACGACAGCGTCATTGTCTGCGGGCGCAAACACTACAGTCGAGTTCAACGCCGGGACCGTGACGCGGGTCAAGCTGGAGATCGGCAACGTCCCCACGCCCTACAATCGACAGTCGCTAGCCAAGAGCACGGCCGATTGCCAGAGGTATTACTGCGCAAGCGGCATCTTGTTGCTTGCTGGGTATAACGCTGCCGGGGGTAGTGTATTCGAGACCTACGAATTTCCGGTTCAAATGCGAGCAGCGCCGACAATACCGGCGTTTGTTGGATCAACGCTCTCCAATTGTTCCGCGCTTGCTGTTTCGACTACGTACATTGGAAATGCGAATATTAACGCTACTGTCACCGCAACCGGCGCTGCGTTGGCGCAATTTCAGATGTTGGCGAGCGCGGAGCTTTGACCATGACCTACACGCAAGTCTGGGACGCCATACAGGGTCAAGTTAGCGATCAGATGATCCAGCGCGACAAGGACGGCGCGTTTATCCCGTTCGATGAAGCCAACATCGACCATCAGGAATATCTGGCGTGGCTCGACGAGGGCAACGAGCCGAAGGCCGCCACGCCGCCCGCTGTGACGGAGAGCGATAATGGCTGACACAAGCACTGCACACTACAACTTCGTCAAGCCGGAAGTTGGCGCGAGCGCGACCACTTGGGGCGCGAAGCTCAACTCCGACCTCGACATGATCGACGCCCAGTTGTTCACCAGCGCGGGCGCGCTCAATTCGAACAACCTCAATTTGAGCAACAATCCCGGCACAGGGGTTTTAGGGTCGCTGACGTTCATCAACTCGACCGTTCCTCCCGGCCAGCAGAAACGCTGGGTTCTGGCCGAGGACGCCAGCGCCGAGGTTGGCGGCTCGGCGGGCTCCAACCTCAGCCTGACCGCTTACAACGACACCGGGGCGCTCCTGTCGACGCCGATGGCGATCAACCGCGCCAGCGGCGCTGTCACTTTCGGCAACGCCACCAGCTTCACCGGCACGGCGACTTTCGCGGCCATGAACGTCACAGGAGGAACCTTCGGCAATCTGACTGCGACCAACATCACCACGACCGGCATCCTTCACAGCAACAGCACGCTCACCGTTGCAGGCGCAACGACCTTAAGCGGCGGCCTTAACGTGACGGGCGCAACGACCTTAAACAGCGGCCTCAACGTGACGGGCGCATCGGCATTTAGCGGCGGCCTTACGGTGGCGAGCGGCGGCATTGGCATAACCGGCGGCCTTACGATGGCGAGCGGCCCGGCGACGCTAATCACCTTAAACGTTAGCGGACAGGCAAACTTCAGCGGCAACATCGCCGTAACGGGTTCGGGGAACTTCGCTAATATCAACCTGCCCGTCGCAGGCAGCATTTTCACTCCGACCGGGAATATTCTCACGACCGACGCTAGCGGGAGTTGGGGCGTGACCTGCGGCGGTTCCGGCAGTTTCATTCTCGAAAACAACAATGCCCTCAAGCCTGGCGGCGGACCCTGGGGGACGCTGTCCGACGAGCGCATTAAGACCGTGACGGGTGAGTACGAAGCGGGCCTCGATGAGGTGCTTCAGCTTCGTCCGGTGACCTATGTCTACAAGGGCAACGACGCGCGGACGGCTAAGGGAGAGAGCCCGAACCGGCACGCCGCTCAATCGGGCCAGCAGTTTGTCGGTTTCGTCGCCCAGGAGCTGGAGCAAATCTTCCCCACCATGGTGAGCCAGCATGAGGGCTTCATCGATGGCCAGGAAGTGACTGATCTCAGGGGCGTCGATACTACAGAGCTTATTTATGCCTTGGTGAACTGCGTCAGGCAACTCAAGGCCGAGATCGAAGAGATGAAGGCGCGGTAGATTGTCCACTCAATTTAGGCCGCTTGAAATTCCGCCCGGCGTCGTCGCCAAGCCGACGAAGCAAATGAACTCATCCAACTGGTCAGAAGTGAACCTTTGCCGGTGGGTGGAAAGCCAGCTCACGCCAGTCGGCGGCCAAGCGCTGTACACCAACGTGGTCGACGGCGTCGAAACCTACGCCTTCGCCTCGCGCTGCAAGCGCATCCACGGCTGGTTCGGGCTCGATCAGGTTTACCGCATCGCCTACCTGTGCGAGGCCCATCTCTATGTTGATGAAGGCGGCACGCTGACCGACATCTCGCCTGGGACAGGCGTGACGGATGTCAACTACAGCCAGGGCGACTACAGCGACGGCCTTTATTCCGGCGCGGCCACTCAGCCCATACAGCCGCCGTTCATCGGCGCAGGCGGCTATGGCGAGGGACTTTACAGCGACGCCACTTATGGCACGCCGCGCGCGGAGAACGACACCGTCCTCCTAGACAAGGTCCCCGATGCTTTCAGCCTCGATAATTTCGGGTCGATCCTCTACGCGATGACCTCGCCCGACGGGCGGCTATTGATGTGGGACCCGGCGGTGGGCGGCGAGGCGGTGGAGCAACCGGCGTCGGACGGGCGCGGCCCCGTACCGAAGGGGCGCTCCTTTGTGGTGACGCAAGAGCGTTTCATCGTCATTTTTGGCTCGACCGACGACGGCACGGTTGACGGCGGCGGCCCGCGACGGTTCGCTTGGTGCGATCAGGAAAACCCAGGCGCCTGGGATTACAGCAATCTCACCAGCCAAGCCGGGTTCCTTGACATCGAGCCCGCCTCGCCCATCATCACTGCAATCGCGACCCGCTTCGGGACGTTGTTCTGGACCGGGAAGAAGGCCTACGTCAGCCAGTTTCTCGGCATCCCCTACGTCTACAATTACGTCGAGCTGGCGAGCAACTGCACGCCCTGGTCGCCCCAGAGCATGACGACAACCGCCTCGTTGACCTTGTGGATGTCGCAGCAGGGGATGTTCTCGTTCGACGGCACGTCGATTGCGCCAATCGCCTGCTTGGTCAGGCCGTGGGTGGACGACGACATCGACATCCTCAACGTGCGCGAGCAGGCGTGCATGGTGCATGTCGGCAACTTCAACGAGGTCTGGTGGTACTTCCCGCAAAGCGGCCAGCCGTACAACACCAGGGTGATTATCTACTCCTACAAGGAGGGATGGTGGTCGCAGGGGCGGATGAGCCGCTCGGCGGGCATCACGGCGTCCTATACCGCCCACACCATCATGGCCGACGGTCTCGTCGCCTACGAGCATGAGGCGAACAACACCTATCCCCCCGACGTGCCTCTACCTTGGGCCGAGACGTTCGACTTGAACCTCAATTCGGGCGCCAGGCTCACGACGATCAAGCAATTGTTGCCCGACGTTGAGGGCGACATAAACAACCTTCTTTATTCGATCTTCTATCGCAACTCGCGCTCGACCGGCACGCCCGAGCTCCAAACCACGCCCAAGCCCGTGCGCTCGGACGGCTACGTCGATTTACGCACGACGGGCCGCGATATTCGGCTGCGCATCGCGCTCGCCGGCCCGCAAGTTTTGCCGGTCACCGTCGGCCAACATCTCGTCGACAGCGTTTCGAGAGGCGATCGCTAAATGGCCAACCAGCCCACGCCGCGCACCGTTCAACCGCCGCCCGATCTTCCGAGCATGCCCGACGTCTCGGCGCAGCTATCGGGCTATCTGCGCAATTTCTCTTTGTGGTGCCGGCACGGCTTCGCCGACAAGCCTTCGATCAATCAACCGCTCAACGGCGTCATGTTGCAGGCGATCGATGCGCCGGCCGGCACGACGCCGGAAATTTGGATGCTTCAAGTTCGAACGGGCGGCGCTTTCGTGCTTACGCAAATGCCGCTCGGCGGCGGCAAGCCGTGAACGCGATCACACCCAACGCCGAAGCCTACCGCGAGAAGCTCGCGAAGGCGCTGGCGCGCGCCGGCGATTTGTACGCGCTCGACGACCTCCTCGAGCGCATCGCCGACGGCCGCATGCAAGCTCATGTTTCACGTGAAACAATCGCCGTAACTGAAATCAGCGTCTACCCTAAAAGGCGCGTCCTCACTATCATCATCCTCGTTGGCGACCTCGAGGATGGCGAGAATTTGCATGCGCAAGTTCTCGATTTCGCGCGCAAAATGAGTTGCGACGCGATCGTCACTCAGGGTCGTGTCGGGTGGGCGCGCCTGGCGAAATCCCATGGCTGGAAAACCGTGTCTGAAAACATGGTTTTCTGCAAAGAGGTTTCACCATGAGCGGCGGCGGCACAACCCAAACCACGCAATCGCAAAACACGACGCAGCTTCCGCCATGGATCAACGACGCCGCACAGCAAAACTACGCCTTTGCGCAAAACGTCGCGCAGCAACCATTGCAGCAATATCAGGGGCAAATGGTCGCCGATCCTGGCGCTCAGATGCAGCAAGCTTGGAACACGGCCGCCGCCGGCGGCAACGCTGGCCAGGATCAATATAACGGGGCGCAAGCGGGCTACCTCGGCGTCATGGGGCAGACGCCGCAAAACGTGACGGCCGGGCAATTGAGCTCGACCAATCTGCAGCCGTACATGAACCCGTACACGCAAAGCGTCATCAACGCGACGCTCCCCGTGATGCAGCAAAATCTCGCGCTTTCGCAAAACCAAAATCAGAACCAGGCGAACGCGGCGAACGCCTTCGGCGGCTCGAGGCAAGCGGTCCAACAGGGCGTCACGCAAGCCCAAGGCGCGCAGGGCATGGCGCAAATGGCGGCGCAATTGAACCAGGCCAACTATGGCCAGGCGCAAACGGCGGCGCAAAGCGATATCGCCACCAACTTACAAGCTCAGCTTGCCAACCAATCGGCACAGCAAAACCAGGCCGGCCTCAACGTCCAGGCGGCGAGCGGCTTGACCGGGCTCGGCAACGCCGCCCAGGCGAACCAAGTCAAGAATTTCGGCGAGCAAGTGACCGCCGGCTCGCTCGAGCAACAGCAAGCGCAAAACCAGATCAATGCGCAGATGCAGAAATTTCAACAGGCTTGGGCCTACCCTGGCCAGCAATTGGGCGTTCTACAGTCAGCGCTTGGAATGACGCCCTACGGCCAAGCGCAGCAAGGCCAGTCGACGACGCAGACGCAGACCTCGCCCGACCTGGCGATGAGCGCGCTCGGCGGCCTCGGCATGCTCGGCTCTATGTTTGGCTCCGGCGGCATGTTCGGCGCCAGCGGGGCTTTCTCGGGCGCGCTCTCCGATCGCAGCATGAAAACCGACATTACCAAGATTGGCGTGCACAAGCCGACCAAGCTTCCGATTTACGCCTATCGCTACAAGGGCGACCCGAAAACCTACGCGAAAGCGGTCGGCCCGATGGCCGAGGACGTCGCCAAGACGTTCGGGCCAGGCTCAACCGCGCCGATCCCTGGCGGCGGCGGCAAGATGATGGTTCACCCCGCGATCATGGGCGCGCTCGGCACGCCTGGCAGCGGCGCGACGCCAGGCGGCGGCATGACGCCGGGCGCCAATATGATGCCGGCGCGGCCTCGAGGCGTGAGCCTGGCGACGCCGAACCTTGGCGCGATCGGCAGCGGCCCGCTTAGCCCGCCGGTCCCAATGGGCGGCGTTGGCGCGCTCGGCGGCAATCTGCGCGCCGCTCGAGGGCCGACCGCTCGCCGGCCGCGCATGCCGCAAATCCGAGGGGCGCTCGGTGGCTGACGTCAACACGGATTTCGACCCTCGCTTTGGCGATCCGCTCAACGCCTTCATTGCGGCCGCGAACGCGCAGGGCATTAAGACCAACGTCATTTCGGGCCGTCGCACCGCCGAGGACGGCAAACAGCTTTGGGCCAATTACCAGGCCGGCAAGGCGGGCCAGCCGTTGCCTTTCCCCGATCGCGGCTTTGTTCCGCTCGCAGCGCCGCCCGGCACATCGTTGCATGAGCGCGGCCTCGCGGCCGACGTCGAGGCCGCCGACCCTAACCAGCAAGCGCAGCTATGGGCGCTCGCGCCAAAGTTCGGATTGACCGCGCTCGGGATGAAAGACCCGAACCATTTTCAAATCGCTAACATCCCGGCGAGCTCCTCGAGCTCGAGCCAGACCGCCGGCGTCGCGCCCGTCACGCCCGCGCCCGCCGCGCCGATCAATGCGAGCCTCGCCGGTTCGTCGTCGCCGCTCGCCGGCTCGCATGCGCAATACATTCAGAATTACGCCAAATCGATCGGCCTCGACCCCAACCTGGCGCTCGGGATCGCCAACGCCGAGGGCTTGAAGGCTTGGAGCGCGTCGAACCCGAACGCCGCTTCCACGGTCGACGTCGAGGGCGGCAAGCCGTTTTCGTTCGGCGACTTTCAATTGAATGTGCATCCTGGCGCCATGGGCGCGAAGGCGATCGCCGCCGGCATTGATCCGACCAACCCGAACCAATGGCAAGCGGCCGACCGTTTCGCCCTCGACCAAATGAAGGCCGGCGGCGTGAGCCCGTGGAAGGGCGATCCGGTCGCGGCCGCCTATCTCAACAGCGGCCAGGCGCCGGGCCCGATCGATCCCTCGATCCTGGCGCACGGCGGGACCTCGCCGCCGATCCCCACCGACGGCTCGACGACGGCGGCGGCCACGCCGGCCAACAATCTCTTTCCAGGCTTCACCACGAAGAGCGCGAGCGACGACTTCACCAAAAACGCGACGGCGCTCGACAAGGCGATCCACGGCGATCAAAGCCCTGGCGATGAGGGCGCCAAGGCGGCGGCGTTCAACTTCCTGCCGGCGCGCAACGTCTCGCCGCTCCTCGGCATGTCGAACCAGATTTACGGCAACACGCTCACGAGCATGCAAACGCCGGCGCAATGGAGCTCAGCCGCGCCCGGTCAAAACCCCTATTCCAACGTCGGCGGCGCGGCGATCGGCGGCCAGTTCGGGACGCAACTCGGCTCCATGCAGCAGTTGCAGCAAATGCTCGCGATGATGGGCAATCCTTATGGAGACGCCGGCTATGGGTGAGACAACCTTTAGGAGCAAGATCGATTTCGCCCATGAAACCGGATGCTGGCCGTGGGTCGGCGCGGTTGATGCGTATGGCTATGGCCAATTTCAACGGTGCACGAAAGCCCATCGTTTTTCTTGGCAAGTCCACCGTGGGCCTATCCCAAACGGTAAATGCGTTCTTCACCGCTGTGACAATCGACGCTGCGTAAATCCAGCGCATCTATTTATTGGCAGTCACGCCGACAACAATAAAGACATGGCCAAGAAGGGCCGACACGGCCGCCGCAAGATAACTAATGATCAGGTGCGCGAAATACGCGCCTCGTCGCTGACGCAGAAAGAGCTCGGTCGCAAATATGGGTTGGATCAAACAACGATAAGCGACATCAAGCTTGGTTATACCTTCAAGTATGTTTCAGGAGGTACAGATGGCTGACGTCCCGACCTTCTCGCCAAATCCCTACGCGAACTTCGATCCCAGCCAGTTCACCAACCCGTATTCGAACTTCTATGGCAAGGCGCTCCCGTGGCCGTCGAGCTACGCCGGCACGCCGACCAACGCTCTCGGCCAGCCGATCGCCGCGCCGCAGGGCATGACGCTCAACAACACGCCGGCCCAACCGCAAGCGCCGGCGGCGGCGCCCGGCGGCGGCGCGGGCGGGTGGTTTCAAATTGCGCCTGGCGTCATGGGGTACGGCAGCCCGCAGACGGCGAACCAGGGCCGATTGGTGCAGACAAGCGCCGGCGGGCAAGTCTCTGGCGGCGCGGCCAGCGTGAACGCCGGCTTGCAAGGCGGCCAGAATATCCCGGCGCAATATCAATTCATGCCGCAACAGCAACAGCAGCAAGCGCCCCAGGCGGCCGCGCCGGCCGCGGCGAACAATTGGCAGCAGACGCTATCGATGCTCGCCAACCCGGGCCACGTCACCACGCCAGGCGCGACCGTGCCGCAAGCGCCGACGAGCAACCAGCCCGGCCCTGGCGTGCTGCAGAACTTCCTCGCCAATTGGCAACCGGCCTCGAGCGGCGCCGGCTCGGGCTTCACGCAAAATTTCAACTCGATCTTGCGCGGCCTACAGGCGCAGCAAAAGGGGAGTTGAGCGCGTGCCTGGCAGCATCTTGGACTTTCTCGCGGCGGCGGCGGGCCATCCCGATCCGGCCGACCAGATTGCCGCCCGTTTGGGCCAAATGCCGGGCCAACCAGGCTCGCCGCAAGGCCCGCAACCTCTCGCCGGTCCTCAGCCCTCCGCAGGCCCGCCGGCGGGGCCTGCCGGTCCTCCTGGCGCCTCGGGAGGGCCGGCGGGTGCGGGCGGGGCTCCTGGCGGGGCCGCGCCGCCGCCGCCGCAGCCTATGGCCACCCAAACGCCGCCCGACCTCGGGCAGATGTTCGTGCAATTGATGCAGCGCCAGCAAGCCGACCAGGGCTTTAATCGGGGCTTGGGCATGCTCGCCGCCGGCTTCGCTCAGCCGCGCGATCGCGCCACCATGGTTGACGCGATGAGCCAGGGCAGCGGTCAAGACGCCGGCGGCCTCATGAGCAACCTCATGAAGCTGCAGCAATACAATATCGAACAGCAACAAATGGCCGCCTATCGCCAGGCGATCCCGGGCATGCTGGAAAAGGCGGGGATCGACCAGAGCTATGCGCCGCTCGTCATGGCCAACCCCGACATTCTTTCGAAGATTGTCGAGAACCAAGCCGGCGTAAGCGGCAACCCGGCCTGGCAAGCCCAAATTAAGGCGGAAGCCGCTTACGCCGCCGCCGGTAAGTTGCCGCCGTGGACGCCGCACGATCCGACCTCTTACGACGCGTGGACGAAGGCGAACACGGCGAGCACCGTCGCGACAGAGAAAACGCAAGCCGACGACCTTGTCGCCGACAAGCATAATTTTGCGCCGGCGCTGGCGAACTACGACAAGACGATCGGGCAAATCGATCAGTTCATGACGCCCCAAATGCAGGAGGGCGCAAAGCAATTCCTCGGCACAGTCAACCAGGCGCGGCCGGTCGCTTGGATGGACGCGAACGGCAAGGCCGCTTACGCCCTCTACAAGCAAATCATGGCCGGGCAGTTTTCCGCCGGTACGCAAGACTTCAAGGGCGCGGGCCGCATCACTCAACAGGAGCTCACGCAAGACGCGCCGTCGCAAAGCACCATGGGCTCGCTCAATCAGGACCCGGCGGATTTCTTTGCCGGGGCGCAAAAGTACCGCGATCAGTTGGCGCAACATCGCGCCAATCTGTTCGGCGCGGCGCAACAGTCGACCGACCCGAGGCTATCCGACACGGACTACGCGAAATATGTCGCGCCCAATTTGGACGTTTTCGGCGGGCCGAGGCGGGACAACGACTTTAGCAAGATGAGCGACGCGGACGCGACGAAGGCCGTCGCAAATCTCTCGGCCGGGTCGACGTTCATCGGCCCCGACGGGAACGTGCACAAGAAGAATTGAGCCATGGCTTCCTGGCGCGACATGTCGACCCCGCTCAACCCGTCGCCGGCGGCCGCGCCTCCTCCCGCGCCGGCGGCCGCCGCACCCTCGAGTGGGGGCGGCGGATGGCGCGACCAATCGACGCCGCTCGCTCCCCCTTCGCCCGCGCCAGCGGCCGCAGCGCCCGCACCGCCAGCGCCGCCCGCGCCTTCGGGGCCCGAGCCGGGCGCGCCCGATTGGCTACCTGGCGCGACCTGGCTTAGCCACATGAGCCGCGTCCTCGACGACGCGGCCACGTTCGGCCTGGCCGACAAGCTCGGCGATCTTCCCGGGACCGGAACCAACGTCGCGGCCGAGCGCGCCAAGACGCAAGCGGCGGCGGCCGATGTCGGGCCGGTCGCTTCGACGGCGGCGCAAATCGGCGGCTACATGGCTGGCCCCGGCGAGCTCGGCATAGGCTCGAGGATCGGCGGCGCGCTCGCGCCTGGCCTGGCCAAGCTTCCGCTCACCGGCGCGGGCAAGTGGCTCGGCGGCGTGCTCGGCGGCGGGGCCGAGGGCGCGCTCGCTGGCGGGGGCGGGGCGCTCGGCCATGGCGGGACAACTGACGACGCGGAAAACGCGGCCCTATGGAGCGGGGCGCTTGGCGCGGGCGCGAGCACGCTCGGCGGCGTTACGGACGCGCCGGTCGGGCCGAGGGCGAACGCGCCGGGCTATGTGCCGAAAACTCCGCCCCTGCCGTCGGCGGTATCGATCCCCGACCTCGAGGCGGCCACGACGAAGGCTTACGATCCGCTCAACCGCATCTTGTTCGACGGCAAGGGCGAAGTGCACCCCGAGCTCGACGCGGCCGACCAGGCGATCGCGAATATCGACTTGACCGGCCAACAGAGCAAACTCGCCAAGTCGACCATGGCCGAAGTGGCCAACCTTCGCGCCAGGCCGCAATTCACCGCCACCGATATCCAGAAGGCGCAAGGCCGGCTCGACGATATCGCCTCGAGCCCGAACGCCACCGATCAAGACAAGTGGATGGCTCCCCGCTACAGCGACGCGCTCGAGAACGTCTTGCAAAACGGCTTGCCGCAAGCCGGCGTGCCGAACGGCGCGCAACCGAGAGGCTATGCGGCCTATGTTCGCGACCAAGGCGACCTCGCGCACGGCCAGGAAATGGACGCCAAGCGATTGCAAGATTGGCAATTGAAGGCGGCCGCCGGCGGGCCCGACATTGGCAGTCAAGCCAAGTCCTACCTCTCGAGCCCAACCGGCATGAAGCTAACGCCAGGGCCAAACGCCGCGCCGCCCGTCGGGCCGGCTTATCCAGGCTCGCCGATGTTCCAAGCGACGCAAGACCTTGCGGCGACCGCCAAGCCCGACGCGCAGCCGCCTTGGTATTTGAAACATACGGTTATCGCGCCGATCGCCTTCGGCGCGGCCAACGAGGCCGTCAACGCCTATACGGGCGTGCACCAATCGCCGTTAACGCGGATCGGCGAGGACGTGGCGGCGTTCCCGCTCTTGATGGGCGGCTTTAAGGGCTATAGCTCGGCCGCGACGGCCCTCAACAGGGCGGCTCAACAGCGCGCCTTGCAGACCGCCCAAGTCGCCGCGTCGACCGGCGCATACCGCGCGCCGTTCAACCCGCAAATCGCCGGCCCCTTGAGCGACGCGGCGCGCAAGATGATCTTCGGCGAGGCGGCCGGTCAGTGACCGCAAAGAAAGACGGCCGCCATTCCGATCGCGCCGAGCGCCGAGACGGCAAACCAGCCGATCGCGGCCAGGGTCGACTTGCGCATGTCGCGCCTGTTCATCGCGAGCCATTGCTCTTCAACTGACATTTTTTTCTCCTGAAATGAGCGGTAGGTTGAGCGGTTATTTCGGCGCGATCGTCAGCGGCGCGTCCAAATGGACATTGATTGTTTGCGGCTGACGGCTAATCCAGTTGGACAGCGCCAGCACGCTACCGCCGAAGATCGCAGCGGCGCCGATAATCGCGGCCAGCGCCTTCCATGGCTCCCAACGCGCTTGCGCCTGGTAGAGCCGCAGTTGGGCCTCGAGCAGTTGGGTCGCTCTTGTATCGTCGGTCATTCGGTTGCCTCTCGCGCAACATATAGCGCGCGGCCATTGTGGCTTCAAGCCAGCGGCTAAAACTCGCGGCGCCGAGCACGCAAGACGCCCTCAGGGATCATTTGCCCGTCGAGCATTGCAGTCATGTCAGCGAGCCGGATCGGGATTTCTGAGATTGTCCCGATACTCAGCGCCGTCGGCAGCGCTTTCCGGCAAATCTCGATCGCCTCCGCGCGGGTGAATTGGCCGGCCGATAGAAAGCCGGGGTCATAGCCCCACCCGCCAGCTTTCCACCAGCCGGCATGTTCGTTCGACCACACGAGATAGATTTCATCCATCAATCTGTCCTCGGCGCGCGAAATGTGAAGCTGTAAGAGCCGTCGGCATGAAGCGTGACGTCCGCGCCGTTCTGGCTTTCTGCGCTTGTCCACACTGTGTCCACATAGACGGGAAGGTGCTCTGTGGACAGCCCCTTTATTTAAGCCTTTCCGAGGGCCTGGTTTTCTTTTATTTTTCAGGGGCTTAGGAAGTGGTGCCCAGGGGCGGAATCGAACCACCGACACCGTGATTTTCAGGCGCGTCGGGCGTCCACACTAACCCCTATGTGGACCGACGAACGCAACCCACCAATCCGTGCAGATAGTTGTGTTTCTCGGTGTTTCACGGCTCTTGACTGGTGCGAGCACGTGATCTATATACACGTGCGACGCTGTTTTTTGTCCACATCCTGTCCACATCGTGGAACCCCTAGAGAAACAAGGCAGAACCAAAAAAATGAAACCGCTCACTCAGAAGATCGTTGACGCCACGCCCGCGCCGAAAACCGGCTTCAAGGAATTGCGCGAGCGCGGCCTCGTGCTCCGCATTTCGGCGACCGGCGCCAAGTCGTGGTCGTTTGAATTTCGATCGCCGCTCACCAAGAAACACGCGCGCATTTCGTTTCCGGCGACGTCGCTCGCCAACGCGCGCGATATCGTTCACCGCCATCGTGTCGCGCTCAGCGAAGGCAAAGACCCGAGCGTCGAAAAGCGGGAGGCGGTTGTTGCGCTGCGCGCCGAGCATGCGCGGCAAACGACCGTGCGCGCCTCGCTCGATATGTACGAGCCGGGCTTCCTCGCCGATGCGCCGCTCAAGCAAGCCTCGCGGCTCGATCGCATGCACCGTTTGAGGCGTATCCTCGCGCCGCTCATGGAGCGCGCCGTGTCGTCGATTTCGCAGCCCGAAATCGTCCGCTTCCTCGACGCCGTTCGAACCAATAGCGGGCCGATCGCCGCCAACCGCGCGCACGCGGAAATTCGCGCTTGGCTCGGTTGGGCGAAACTCCGCGAGCATGCGCCCGACAACGTGCTCGATCGCGTGCCTAAGCAAGTGAGCGAGAAGAGCCGCGAGCGCGCCCGGGTGCTGACCGACGCCGAGCTCGCCGCGATGATGAGCGGCACGACCGACGGCTCGACATTTTCCGACTTCATGCGCGTGCTGTTGCATACCGCGATGCGCCGCGATGAAGGCGCGAGCATGCAGCCGAATTGGCTCGACTTCGAAGCGCGCACGATCACAATCCCGGCGGTCGTGTCCAAGACTGCCCGCGCGCGCACAATCCCGATGGCCGAGGCGATTGCGCCGATGCTCGAGGCGCGCGTCGAAGGCCTCCCGCCGGTCGGTTATATCTTCGGCGAGGGCTCGGGCTTCCGCGCGCCCTTGCAAGGTTGGGACAAGCAAACCACGCGACTGCGCGCCGCCATGCCGGCCGGCGATCGTTGGACGTTGCACGATATCCGCCGCACCGTTGCGACGCGCATGCACCAGGCGAGAGTCCATCCGTTGGTCGTTGAGGATTTGCTCGGCCATTTAACGGGCGTCCGCAAGGGCGTGGCCGGCGTCTACAACCAGGCCGAGACTGTTGAGGATCAAAGGCTCGCGCTCGCCGATTGGGCGGCCAAGCTGGCGTCGTTTACGAACGTCGTCGCGTTCAAGCGGGCGGCGGCTTAATCCGCCCGCTATCGAGCCAGGCGTCGAGCTCGTTGGCCCACAACAACCAACGGTTCGACCCTGGCCGCTTGGTCGCCGGCGGCCCTTTGCCGGCCTTCACCAATCGGCGAAACGGCTCAGTGTGCATGCCGACGCGTTTCGCGGCGTCCTCGAGGCCTAACAATTCGCCTCGCGAGCTTTGCATCGTGCTCATTGGAACCTCTGTTCACGCCAGCGCTTGAGCGCCCGCCTCGATCTGGCGCGCCCGTTCTTGGCGCGCCTCCGGTCGGCGACGGGATGACAGGCCGAGCAAAGCAGGGCCAAGTCTTTAGGCAATTCCCGCCCTAGCCGTTTGTATGTCTTATGGTGCAATTCGAGCATGATCGTTAAGCATCCGCATTGTTCGCACCGCGCCCCGCGTTCGCGGACCAAACCCCATTTCAAATCTTGCCATTCTTGACTGTTGATCCGCTCGAGATACCGGGCTCGCCAACCGTCGGTTACGACGACTTGACGATTTTCAGGTCGAGCAATCCCTGGCCCGGCCGCCGAAAAGGCTGGACGGTCCTCGACGACGCCCACTCGAGGAGCTCGGCGTTGCACGCTTCCAGGGCCGCCAGGCGTTTGGAAAGTAAGGTGAAGCGCTCGCCGGCCGACGGCGAGGGCGGCGGGGGTTTGAGCTTGCGCTTGGTCTTGAGCCTCACGTTGCGGACATGCACTTCGTGACAACCCATTTCAGCGGCGACGCGGCGATCCGACCAGTCGTCAATGTAGCTCGCGCCTTCGCCATCGATCGGGCAGACTTTGTCGAGCAGTTTTGAGACTTCAATCGCCGCACCAAGGTCAAGGTACACGCGTTTCTCCGGCATCTCTTGCCTCCCTCACTGAAAACTCGGATCGCTGTCATTGCCGCCGTCGGCGCCGGCCATGGAGCGCAAGAGCTCATAGATTTGCCGCGTCACGGTCCCGTCGGGCCTCGAGCACACCCGCCGGCCGAGCCGATTGCGATGGCGGTTGACCATTTCGATCGCGTCGGCGAGCGCCGCGTCGAGCAACCGCTGGCGCTCCTCCTCCTCGTTAGGCTCGTAGCGTCTCGGCGGCGGCGTCTCGGCGACCTCGGCGAGCGCGGTAATGATCGCCTGGCGGCCGACCTCGCCCGCGACCTCGTCAAGATCAGCGACGTCGGCGCGGGCGAGCGCCTCACGCAATGACGGCCGTTGGTTCATAGTCCATACTCCCTTGCGATGCGTGACTTGCCGGCGGCGACTTTGAGCTTGGGCTTCGGCTCTTTGCGGGCGCCCCAATTGATCTTGCGCGCCGGCGGCTTGTTGGCGCCAACGTGCGCGCCCTCGAGCCGCACCGCCTTGCCGATATGGCCCTTGTCCTCTTCCGTCTTGACCGGGTGGCAGACCGCGACGCACAGCAATTGCCCGTCGGCCGGCGTGAGCTTGCGCAATAGATCGGCCGCCGGCCGCAAGCCCTCGGCGATGACATGGTCGATTTGATAGTCGGCTTTCTTCGGGCACCAGCGGCCGCAGCGCTCGCAATGCACGCGGCCCTGCGCATCGGAGGCGCGCCCGCGAATGGCGATCCGATCGCCGAGCGTGAATTCGCGGCGCGCGCGTCTCATGGCCGCTTCTCCGAAAGTCTCTTCAGGGTGTTTCGAGCTGCCTTCAGCGGCTCAAGTTTCTCCTGCGCTTGCTCAACGGTTATTTCGCCGAGGTTGACGCGCCACTGATACATGAAAGCCCAGAAATAAATGCACCCATCGATCTCTTCGATTTGCTTGGACAGGGTGCGGCGCCTCTTGATCTCGGCGTCGATGAGCTTCTTGATTTCGGGGGGCGTCGCGCTCATGCGGCCGCCGGCAAAAAGCGCTCGGCGTCGGCGCGCATGCGCTCGAGCTCGGCAATGCTCTCTGGCCCGTCGAGCCTGGCCTTGGCCATGAGCTCGGGATAGCCGGTCGCGATCGACTCCTCGATTTCCTCCCGCGTCGCCTGACGCCCTCGCGCCCACCAATCGACGTGGGTCGGCTCGGCGAGCCGGATAAGCCAACCGTTGCCGGCGTTGAACGGCCTAAAGGCGCTTTCCCAAAGCGCGATCGCGCCAGGATTGCGGGCGATCATTTCGCCGGCGACCGCGTGCGGGATTTCCTCGAGGCCGGCCTCGTTGCGCCGGCGGGCCGGCACGGTCAGGAACGGGCAGGCGGTTGCCGAATATTCCATGCAAGCGCGGTGACCTGGCGGCTCCATGGTTGTGCGATTGACGGCGCACATCGGGCCGATGGCAAAGACTTGATGCACGCCGAGCGGCTCGCCGCAAACCCAACAGAGGCGTTTCTTGACCGCGTACTCGCGCTTGCCGCTGGCGAGCACGCGAAAGTCTGGCTTAGCGTTGGGCGTGTATTCGCGCATGACCTCGCGGCCGTCTTTGAACCAAGCGACGAACCACGGGACCGGATAGCCGCGCTCATCTTGAGGCAAGCGCGCAATGCGGATCGGCGGCGAGGGCAGTTTAACAGGCATGTTTCACCCCGAGAAAACGACGCCCCTTTGCAGGCCTTGCGAGTAAATTGTCTCAATTAGGTCCGCGAATTCCTCCTTGTTGAGCTTGCGCGAGCTATAGCCGACCGCGACTACGCCGCCGTCGAGCGCCGGCACCCACTTGCACTGATAGCCCATGGCTTTCATGAAAACGCATTTCCAATCTTCGGGCTCGTAGGTTTGGGGCGGATCGCCCCACGGCAGTTGCGCCGAAACCTCGTTGAGCAACGCCCACATGAGCCGGTTTTGCGCGAGCGTGCGCGGATCGTCGACAAGTTCGAACGTCGCGCCGACCGGCGCGGCCTTGAGCGCCGCCATGAGCTCGGCCCGGTTCGTCTCGGTTATCGTGAGCCTCATGCGGCGGCCACGGGATAGAGCTCGTCAAGCTTGAGGAGCTTGGCGCCGATCTCGCCGATAAAGTCGCGCGCGTCGGCCTCCATGCCGGCGATGATCGTCGCGTCGCGCATGACGCGCTTTTGGAAGAATTGCAGCGGGTCGGGAAAGCGCGGATCGTAAGAGACGAAATCCCACCATTGGCGGCCCGAGCACGCCATCGCCCAATGGAGTTGCGGCAAGTGATCCTCGGGCACGGCTTGCTCGAGGAGCGTGCGCAGATGCGTCGCCGACGTCGGGCATTTGAGCTCGAGGCCGCCATCGTCGCCGACCAGGCTATCGGGCGAGGCGTGCGCGCCTTCAATCGTGGGGTGCGGGATAAGGCCGATCTTGATGACCGGAAGGTTGGTCAGGAAGGCGTAGGACGCGCGCGCCTCGTCCTCATGGTCGCGACCCCAATACATCGGATTGGAGCGCTTGGCCGGTACGCCCGTGATGCGCTCGGCGGCGAGCTCATAGAGGTAATCCATTGCCGCCGCCGTGCGATCGCCGCGCTTGAGGCGTGATAGGGCGACGCCGATCTTGGACGCGCCGAGCGAACCGCAGCGCGCCTCAAACCATTCATCTGATCGTTGCTCCATCGCGTCATCCTGTTCGGTAGACCGCGCCGATATGCCGGGCGAGCGGCAGGGGAATTTTGGCGATCATCGCACTCGCCATCTTGCGGCGCGGCGATGCTGACGGGAGGGCAGCGGGTCCGGTGTCAAACCACACGGCCCCGCTGCCGTGATGCTTCACTCCCTCGCCATGCTCGCCGGGGTTGGTCAGATGCTTTGTATGCGGGTGCCCATCGCGCCGATTTAGATGAGCAGCAATCTTGCGGCCGTCGGGGTTCATGCCCTTGCCGCTCGTCGTATTGTGCGCGACGTTGAACCATGAGCCGCCGTTGTTCTTTCGAGCGTGATGATCGCGCCATCCTTCATTTGCAAAGCCAGTCCACCCGATGCCGGGAACGTTAGCGCCGCAGCCATCGGCTTTCGCCGCCTTGAGCGTGATCGGCATGAGCGCCGGCACGTCTCCCCACAGATAGAACGAGCCGAAATTCCAACGCGCACGGCCGACCCATTTCTGCGCCCCGCGCACGTTCTCAACGATCAGCGGGACATGCCGGCCCGCCGCCTCGCACGCCTCGCGCTGGATGCGGAAACACGTCTCGAATAGTTCATTGTCGGGCGGCGGCAGCGCCCTCGCGCGCGTCCACGGCATGGCGCGGTAGCTGTAGGCCTGGCAGGGTGGCGAGGCGACGATCAGCGCAGCGTCCTTGAATTGCGAGCCGTGCAGCGTGCGCACGTCCTGAACGACCAGTTGCGCCGGGTAGCGGTGCTCGCCGTATTCATGGCGCTCAATGTCGAAGCCGATCACTTCATAGCCCTCGGCCATCAGGCCCTCGGTCCAGCCGCCGAGGCCGCAAAAGAGATCGATCGCCAGCGGACCGCTCACGGCGCGGCATGGGCGGCGCGGCGCTTTTTCTCGTTGAGGAGGGCGGCCGCGCGCTTGAATTGCGACATGCGCATTTCGGCGATCGATGGCGCGCCGATCGTCTCGAGGAAGACGGCCAGGTTGCTCTCAGTGTCGCGGATGAGCGTCTCGATATAGACGACGTCATCGGGCTCGATAACCGGGTCCTCGGGGCCGCCGCCAGCGCCGTCGTCATCGCGGCCCGCGCCTATGCCGAGCGCTTCCTTGAGCGTGTAGCGCTGCAGATAAGTGACCGTCGAGGCGATCGCCTGATTGGGGTTTTTCCTGCCGCTCTTGTCCGCCTCGCCCTCGAGGGAGTTTTCCTCACTATAGCCGTCGCGGTGCGACAAGATGCACGTGACTTTGATCTTGGCGCCGTCCTGCGCTGACTTGTGGCGATAGCTCAGTCCGTATTTGGACAATACGGGGTCGACCACGACGCCGATGTCCGCAAGCTCCTCGTATTTGTATTGCGTGCGGCCTTGCTGGTCGCTGTGCTCAAAGTCGACTTGGCGGGTTTTGATGATCGGCCCAAACTCGCCCTTGGCGTCGGCGAGCGCGGCGTAAAAGGCTCGGCGGGCGTCGGCTAGGCTCACGCGCTCGCGCAAGCCCATGAGGCGCTCGAATTTCTCAATGTCGACGTCGGGATCGCGCGCCGCGTTGGCGATCATGAGGAGGATCGGATCGGAAGGCTGCGCCCCGGCGGGAGCAAGGGCTTGCGGTGCTCGCTCTCCCGCCGGGACTAGCTCGGCCGATGCGGGGGGGGCCTCGGCCGGGCGTTCGCTGGCCTTGTCGATCGGTGGATTAGGTGGATTGGAGCGCCGCATGCGCCCGATGTTGGTGCGGGGCGCTCAACAAGTCAAGCGTTGTGGATAGTGCTCCACAGGGAACGAAAAGCCCCGTTTATGACTCCGAAATATCGACAGCGCGGCGCTTGTAAAATGCGTTTCGTTCGCGACTCATGCGTTGCTCTTCACGCAACGAGGGAATGGGTTTTACGAACAATTCATCGGGCCGGATTTCGAGCGCCTCGCAAAGGCGCAAAAACATGGTCGTGTTCCAGTCGAAAGAACCCGTTTCGTAACGGGAGATTAGGCTTTTCGACGTCTCGGCCTTATCCGCGAGTTGCTGTTGCGTCAAAAAACGGAATTGCCGCCACTCCTTGAGGAAGTGTCTCGGGTGTCGTTTTCGTTTTGACAAGGTTGACATGTGCTCAACCTAGCACGCGTGGCCAGTTAGTTGTCAACAGGCCATCTGTGCGGCCCTTGACTTGACTTGCGCCCGGCTCAACTCTTGGGGGCTTTCGCTCAACAGGGCCCCCATGCGCTCCATCAACAAAACAAATCGGGTCCCACGAGAGCGGCTTATCGCGGCGCGCGAGCACGCGGGCTTGACGCGGCCTCAACTGGCGGACCGGCTAAAGTTCTCGCGCAGCTACGTTTTTCGGGTCGAAGTCGGGGAGATTGACCCCGACGTCGGGCGCATGGCCGCCTGGCTCGCGGCGCTCGGCGACGGCGCCGATCCGGCCTTGTTCGAACGTCATCGCAGCATCGCCAAGTGGGGCGGCCTCGAGCCGAGCGAGGATCAAATCACCGCCGCCGTCGTCGAGCATTGGAAAACCCTTGGCGTGCCGGGCTCGCTCGTCGCCGCAATCCCCAACAAACGCGCCTTTGGCCAGGCCGGGCTCACCCGAGGCTTGCCCGACTTGCTCGTCCTCTCGCCGCAGCTAGGCCGGTTCACGGGTTATATCGAGCTCAAGCGCGGGCGCGGCCGCCGGATCGTCGGCAAGTGGGGCAAGGTCACTCGGCGCGGCCGGCTCAGCGGCGAGCAAACCGATATCGGCAAGCTCCTCGTCGAGCGCGGCGTGCCTTACGCCGTTTGCTTGGGCCGCGACGAGCCGATCAAGATTTTGGAGGCGTGGGGGGCAGTCCGACCAGCCATCAAGGCGGCGTAGCCCCATGAGCCTCGCGCTCACAGTCCGCGCGATGGTTGCGGCCGGCTGTACGGCCGAGCAAATCATCGCGGTCGTTGAAGCTCTTGAGGCCGCCGCCAAACCCGACAAACGCTCGGCCGTCGCCAAACGCCAGGCCCGCTATCGCGAACGCAAGCGCAAGCCGTCCAATGTGATCCTGTTCCCGAGGCGGCCATGAGCATCGCGGCCGCCATTGAGAAAATGATCGCCGCCGGCTTCACGCTCGAGCAAGCGATCACGGCCGCGAAGATCGTCGAGGGCGAGCTCGCCGGCGAGCCTCAAACGACCGCCCGCCAAGCCCGAAATCGACGCTACTATGAGAACCGCAAGCGTCTTAATTCAGACGCTTTAAGACGCCCGCAAGACGCGTCTGAAACCGTCTTAAAAGCGTCTGAAACCGTCTTAATTAAGACGCCCCTCGCGCGCGTAGAAGATAATCCTTCAACTATAGAGCTATCTGGAAAGGGAAGAAAGAATATAGGCGCACAGCGTCTTAAAACGCCGCGCGACTTCCTCCTCGAATGCCTCTTGCCCGAGAACGCCGACGGCGTCCTGGCTTCGCGGAAAGCCATGCACCGCCCGCTGACCGGCCGCGCCGCCCAATTGCTGGCCAAAGGCTTCCTCGCGACCGCCGATCCCAACGCCGCCGCCGAGATGATGATCGCTCGAGGATGGCAGGGTTTCAAACCCGAATGGTTCGACAATGAGAGGCGCTCAAATGGACAACAACAAGGGCAATCGAGGAGACGTTCACTTTCTGACGTTGCACCAGACTTCATCAAACGCATTGACGAAAAGTTCGCCTACCTCGACGAAGTGCGACCCGCGCACGGCGGCGAGGAAAGCGGCCCAACTGTTCGGATGTTACAACCGGAACGAGGCAAACGACCCTGAAATCTTCATCACGGCGATGACGGCGATGCTCGCCTGCTATCCCGAGCTCGTCGTCGATCGTGTGTGCGATCCGATCCGAGGCTTGCCGGCGAAAAACAGGTTCTTGCCCGCGATCGCGGAAATCCGCGAGGCGTGCGAGCGCGAGATGATTTGGCATGACGCCGTCGAGCGGCGCGATCGCGAGCGGCGCCACACCGCCGAAGTGCTCGCCCCGCCATCCGACAAGCCGACGGCCGAAAGCCGGGCTCGCGTGCGCCAGGCGGCCGACGAGCTCCTCGCCGAGCTCAACGCCCGGGGCGAGCCGCGCAAGATCGATTTCAAGCCGCCGCGTAGCCCGAGCGAGGCCGAAGTCGCGCGCCGGCATTTCGAGGCCAGGTTGCCCGAGCTTGCCGCAGAATATGCCGCGACGCCGCCCAAGCTTGGCCCTGCGCTGCAAAATTATTCGGCGAAAAATCCCGACATATTGGGGGAAGCCAAACGGGAGGATTGCGGTTGACACATGCACAACCTAGCGCCCAAGTTGAGTCGGTTTTGCCGGGGAAAAGGGAGGGCCTGGGAGTTGAAAAAGGCGAAGCTGCGCCGCCGCGTGGAAGAGCTCGAGGCCTCGCTTTCCGACTTGGGGGTTTTGGCCTCCAAGTTGGAGATTGCCGACGAAACCGATCTCAGCTTCGTCGGCTCGTTGCCGGCGCGCGACATGCGCGAATTCATGAGCCTTTGGCGTGATTTGCACCAAGATTATCTTCGCTTCGGGGCCCGATCCCGAGCGTGACTTCTATTTGCTCGAGCCGGACTTTGGTGTGGCTGACTTGCTCCATGATCGTGCGCATATCCTTGCTCAGCGTCGTGGCGGCGACGCGCAGCAAAATCCCGACATAGACGAGCGCGATTGAGCTAACGATGATCCCGAGGGCGCAAACGCTAATGCCGACGGTTTGCACAATATCGACCAAACGGTCGGAATTCTCGTGCGCCACAAGAGCGCCTTCCAGCGTCGCCATGTCCATAAGCCCCCACGTTAGGCCCCGTTGAGCGCGTGTCAACGCAAGCCCTTGTGCAAGGTTCCGGCCAGGATGGCCAGGCGCAACTAGCCATATTTGTGGAGGTTAGGCGACCGCGACGGCGTTTGAAACGGCCGGCGTCGAGCCGGCGGGGTTGGTCGCCGTCACCTGGCAACTGACCGACGTTCCGCTATCGGCTGCAACGAGCACGTGGGTTGCGGCGGTCGCGCCGGCGATCGGCGTCACGCCGCGCCGCCATTGGTAGGCGTAGGACGTCGGGACATAGGTCCAGTTGCCCATGGTGCAGCTAAGCGTCGAGCCGACCGTCGCCGTGCCGGAAACGACCGGCGGGCTCGTCATGACCGGCGGCAAGACTTTGCTCAGTTCGGCCGTGATCGCGTTCGACATCTGCAGCGGCGTGAGATTGCCCGCCCGGCCGGCGTTGACGACAAGCAAAATATCGTTGGTGAAACGCGAATTGAGCCGATGGCCAGGCTTCAAGCCGGTTGGCGCGGCCTTGAGCGTCGTATCGCCCTTGGTCGTGTCGGGGTTAAGCGCCGCCGCGATCGCGTTGAGCTCGGCCGCCCGGGTCGTATAGGCGGGATGGATCATCGCGGTGAGTTTGATTTGGCTTTGAAAGTCGGCGACTTGATAGCTCATGATCGGCGGCCCTTGAACAGATCGGCGAGGTTGAGGGTCGTATAGATCGGGTTGCTCGAGAGCGGCCCTCGGCCGCTGCCGGGCACTTGATATTGCGCCGTGCCGAACCTTGGATTTGCGATCGCCGCCGGCGCGCTCGGCGCCTGGCCTTGGCCGCCAAGGTTCTTTGGCCGGCGCGGCGGCAAAGGGCTCGAGCCGCTCGAGGCGCTCGAGCCGCCAGGCGTGGGCGTATCGCTCGGCGAGCCAGTGGGCGTCGGGCCGGCCGTGCCGCTTGAGCCGCCAGGGCCGGGCGTCGACCATGACGGATAATTTTGCGGGGTCGGCGAATAGGGGCGGTGCGGCTGGCCGGGGTTGGTGACTTGCGGGCCTGGCATGCCGCCGACGCCGCTCGGCCGTTGCATCCATAAATTGGTCGGCGCTTGGTCGTCGGACGCCGTCGGCGTCGGTTGCATGACGCCGGCGCCGGCGATCGCCGCTCGAGCGTAAGGGTTCATGTTGCCGAGCATGGCGAGCGGATTGAAGCCGCCGCCGGCCGCCGGGCCGCCGGGGCCGTTCATCGGTTGGCCTTGCTGAAATGTCGACGCGCCGGCTTGGGCCGGAAAGCCCATCGATGGCGCCCCAGGCGTGGCGCCTTGGCGGCCAAGCACGCCGCCGCCGGGCATGAGGCCTTGCGGGCCGCCGCTATAGGGGCCTACGGCGCCGCCTGGCGCGTTGGGCACGCTCGCGCCGGGCGAGGGTATCAATTGCCTCAGCCAGTCGGGAAGGCCGCTAGACGGCCCTATAGAGCCGTCGGGAAGCGTCGTCCAACCTGGCGGCATGCGATAGGGGCTATTCCAATCGCTGCCCGTCATGTCGGTGACCGGCATGTTAGCGCCGGTTCACGGGGTCGGCGGCGACTTGGGTCGGGCTCACGCCGGCGACGGTGCGCGGCCTATCTCGAGGATCGCGCTCGTCGAGCCTGGCCTTGCGGCGCTCGATCCCTTCCTCGGTCATTTCCTCGGATCGCTCGCGCTGTTCCTGCGCGATCGTGCGCACGGGCTCCTCTTGAAGCCGGGTCGCGGCGAGCTCCTCGGTTCGAAGCTTGTTCTCTTGCGGGTCGGGGCCCTCGCCGGGGATATCGCGCGCATAGCGCGAGCCGGGCGGATAGGTCTGCGCGGGCCCGACGGTCACGCCAGGCGCGGGTCGGTTGACCGGCGGGGGTTGGGTCGGCCTGGCGGTCGGCGGCTGTTGGGGGGCCGGCCTCGCCGGCGGTTGCGGGGTCGTCGGCATGGTCGGCTCCTCGGGTTAGCGCTTGCTGTGGTCGTCGGGCTTGGCTTTGTCGGGCGTCTTGGCGTCGCGGCGCTGGCCTTCCTCGGCCGCTTCGCTATGCCCGCCGGTCGACGGGCCGCCAGGTTCGCCAGGGAGCGGATTATTCGGGCCGCTGCCTTTGCGCGTCGGGTCGACGCGATCGCGATCGGGGCGCGCGTCTTTGGGATCGTTGGGGTTTTCTGGGTTTGGCATTTGGGGCAGTCTCCTCACTTACGCATAGGAAACGCACGAACGCCTGATTTGGTAGCACGTTATCGCCAAGCTCTAAAGCGCCCCTTTAAGAGTAGCGCGGCCGCCTCGAGGCGCTTCAACTTGTCGCCGCTGTTCATTCCCTCGAGCAGGATTTTCTCGGCCTTGTCGAGATTGCGCTCGGTCGCCTCGAGCGCCTCGGCGCGCAATGCCGGATTGTCGCTTACAAACTTGCGCAAGTCGGCGCTTGGAACGTCGAGCGCTCGCGCCGCCAGGCCTACGCTGCCCTTGGCCTCGAGGAGGGCGCGCCTGACTTCATCAATGTTCATCAGACTTCATCAGAGGGTGCGCCATGCGCTTGCGCGCCGCCGCCACCCTATCCATGCACTCTTGCCGCTGGCGGATGATAAGCCGCCGCAAGGCGCCCTCGAGCGATCGGCGCCGATCTATAGTCCACGCGCGCGGCTTATGCCTGGCCGGGCCGCCGTACAGAAGCGCGCGCAAGTGGGCGATCCGCGTTTCCTTGTCGTGATGCTGGCAACGATAGAGGAGGCCGTCGCACCGCCGGCAAACGAGGCGGCCATCCTCGGTCAATCGCAGCGTTCGGGTGCGGTGGCCGCATTGAGGGCAAACGAAAAACGACCATCCGCCGCCGTTGGGGAATTGCGTATGCGCGAGCTTGACCTTGCGCTCAAGTCCGTCGCCCATATTGACCGAAATTGCCGACATGCTCGGCGTGACGACGCCGGTCGCTCTCAGCCTCGAAATGCCGATCGCCGGTAAGTCGTCTTTGCTTAGCGGCCTCGCAGGAGCATGTCGTGACGGGCCGGAACGCAATTGCAAAATAGCTCCGCATCGATGAGGCTTTGCGCGCCTAGCAAGCCGACGGCCTGGCCCAATTGCTGGTTTTGATATTGCTGCGCGCCCTGATTGTAGAAGTTTTGCGCGTTCATCGCCGCTTGGGCGTTGTGTTGCGCCAGCATATTTTGCTGCGCTTGCATCTGGGCGGCCGCTTGCTGCAGGGCGATTTGAGGCGGCCGGCCAAGCGCTCGCTCGCGCCAGATATCGATAAGCTCTTGATCGCGCCGGGCTTGCGCGTTGGCGGTGGCGATCGCGTCCTCGAGCTCGGCGATCCTGACGATTAGAGCGGCGTTTTCCTCATATTGGCGATCGCGCTCGGCCTTGAACTCGGAGCGCCTAGCAACTTGGACCGATTTGGCCTTGGCGGCGACGCCGGCGAGCACAAAAGCCAGGACGCTCGAAATCGACATTGGGACGCCTCCCGAAGTTGCGCCATAATCAATCCGCCTTATCGGGCGCCGTCAAGACTTGATCCCGAGCTCGCGCCTTATGTTGGAATGGCGGACCGCCAGGCGGACGAAAAGCGCAACGACCTCGGGGATTTTGTGCGGCCGGCCGTTGCGCTCGCCTTGCTCCCACCCGCCGACGGCGCGCGGGGAGACGTGGAAAACCTCGGCAAATTCGACTTGCGTCAATTTGAGCCTGTTTCGCGCTTCTTTGAATTCGCCCGGGGTCATGGTCGTTTCTCCTTGGGTTATCCGAGCGCGCCGACTTTGGAGGCGATGCGCAGCAACAGCCACAGGGCCGGGGCGCCGAAAACGGCGAGGACGCCGTAAAGGCCGCCGACCATCCATGTGAGCAACCGCAGATCGGATCGAACCGAGGCAAGCTCCGCCCGGAGTGCTCCCAATTGCAGAGCCATTTAGGCGGCCTCTTCGAGCGACCATCGCAAAATGACGTCGGAATGGCTCTCGCCGGGCCCACGGGCCCGGTTGAAGTTGTTGAGCGTCATTTTATCCAGCCAAAGGTAAAAGCCGCCTGACGGGCTACCTTGGGCCTCCAGTCGCCTATGCTCGGGAACGCCCGTGCATAGGGCCGCGTAGGCGGCGGCGCTGATTTCAATTCGGATCATAGTTAACTCGTTGGTTTGGGCTGGCCAAAATGGCTGTTTTATATTGTGGCAAATTGTTGAGCGCTTATCAACGGGCGGAATTTCACGCTCTTGTGACTTGGCCGCGCCGATCGACGCGGACCGCACAACCCGCGCGGAGCAAATCGACCGCGCTGCCGATGCCCCATGGCATGGCCTCATAGTCCGGTAAGCTTTCGGGATAACGCGCCATAAGCGCGTCAACGATCGCCTTGGCGGTCGACATCTCCCATGCGTCATGCTCGCAAGCCTGATAGTCATAGAAGCGCGCAAGCTTGGCGATCGCGGCCGGCTTGGCGATCCGGCGCTTGAAACGATAGGCGCGAGCCTGGCGAAGGCCGCGCGCCATTTCAACGCGCATGTCATGGCCTTTCGGCCGCGCGTGCACGCGGTAGCAAGCTTCGAAGCTGGCCACATTCTCGCGCAGGAGCTCGCGGCCGAACGCGGTCAAGTTGAGGAGCTTGCGCCCGTGCGGGTACAAGCGCGAATAGGCGGTGACGAGGATATCAATATCGAAGTTGGAAACGACTAAGCAGGACATTTGAGCGGGTTCCTTATTGGCCATTGTGGCCAGTTGGTTAACGTGGCTTGAGGATGACGTGGCAGTAATAGGCGCCCGAAGTGCTGACGGCGCCGGCGCGCCCATTTTGAGCATGCTGGTTTCCTTCATTTTGGCCATTGTGGCCAGTTGTCGCGCACAATCGCGCGCCTATGCCCTCGAACCATTCGAACTCGAGGGCATAAACTCGCGATTAGACGCGGCCGCTTGCCACCATGAACAGGGCGAACGCGAGCGAGAGGGCGGTGAGGGCGGTTTCCATAGGTTTCGCCTTTCTGGCCATTATGGCCACTTCCGAGCCGCGTATAACTGGCCACAATGGCCAGTGTCAAGACACAACAAAGCCGCTTGTGTCGCGCTTGGCGCGCAATCCCTTCGGCGAAAGGCCGATAACGAACGGGCCACGCGCCAGCGTGCTGGCGTTGTCAAGGTGGCGCAAGTCGTGTTGATCGCCGTCAAGCACGGCGTGGCCAAGGTAGCGCGCGGGCTTGTCGCCCGCGAACACAACCGCAACGTTGCCGCCAGCCGCTAGAACGCGTGCGCAATCGGCCTCGTTTGTCTCAGAACGCGAAAAAGTGACGTGGTAATTGGGGGCGAGCTTGCCTTGCGCATGCGCCAAGGCTTTGGCCACGGATTTCGTATAGTCGACAAACTGGACATCGGCGAATTGATCGAAAATCGCGCGTGGCCAATTGATGTCGGTTGCGCCATTGAGACGCACGCAAAGCTTTAGGCCTTTGTTGCGCGCGGTCGTTTGGGCGCGCTTGATCCCCGCGAGGAGCTCGCCCATGAATGCTTGGCGATCGCGCATGAACATTTGCGCCTTGGCCTTGCGGCTGTCGCGCACGCTATTGGTATCGGTCTCCTGATTTGAGACCATGCCCGCTTGGCCGGAATACCAGCCAAGGCAAAGCGCAAGACAGCCGGCCGAAGCATGAGGGCAAAGATTGCCGACACCGCCTGTCGAGGCGGGCGCCATATAGTTGATTGCATTGAGGTAGCCAAAGCCGCGCGCCTTGATCGCCTTGGCGCTGTCGAGTGAGAAAAAGCGTTTGAATTGCATTTGATGTAACTCCGTTAACCTGGCTTGCTCCTAACTAGCCACAATGGCTAGCTGCAAGTCAGATATAGGTGGCCATAATGGCCAGTGTCAAGACATTTGTTGAAAACTTTTTATTGCGCCTTGCGCACGTTCAAGCGCAAGATTAGGATGTCATGCTTAAAGACTTGAAATCAAACGAAAAAATCGCGATGATTTTTCAGCTAGAGCAATTGTTCGAACATGACGAAACGAGCGCCATCATTGCAACGCTTCACCGCATTGCCGAACGCAAGGCCTTTTCCTTCACGCGCGGCCGCCAGGATTATCAAATCGCGCTACGCTGGCAGGAACTCGCGGACGCATTGCACGCCGTCAAGTTCGAGCTCGAACTCACCGATCGCCGGCGCTCTCGCCCCACAGATTTTTAGCCGCAAGCCCACTTAAACGCCGTCACGCGCCAAGCTTGGCCTTTTTCGCGCGCCTCCAAATACATAAGC